TTGGTTCCTCGCCCGCGTCACCGTGTTGTACGTCATGAATTCGTATTGCATGTTAGTAGCGGGCGTAAGTGTGATCGCCTACGCAAAAGTGCTCAATCACGGGTTTGGCTCCAGGGAACCGGCTGCGCATCGTGGGCTTGTGGTAATTGTACGCGGGGGGTAGGTGAAGGATCTTCGGCTTGTGCTCGTCTAGCGCGGCCTTGAAGTTCTGCCAGTCGTCCGCGCTATCGGGACTAGACTTAACATTGGCCGCCCACGTCTCAACCAGCTTGCCGCAACGCTCTAGGCTATGGAACCACATAGATCCGCCGCAAGGGCGATCCTTGCTTTCGTAGTACACCGCCACGTCATAGTCACTGGCCGGGATCAGTTCGGGCTTCTGTACCATCCTGGCGTCGGCATCCAGGTAGAGGACGGAATCCCCGTCAGCGGCTTCCAGGGCATACAGGATCGCCTTGGGCTTCAGGTTCACGTTCGCCGTCCACTTTCCTTCATCCGGCAGATCGTAGAGCACGCACGGAAACCCGAACGCCTCGACGGACTTGCGCATCTCAAAGGCAAGCGCCTTGTACTTGCCGTTCGTGAAGAAGCCAGTTACGTACACGGTTACTCCAGCGGCTTAATCACCACTTGGCACGCGATCCCGTACACGTTGTTGTTGATCGCCCCAAGCTGCGGGACGGCGTGAAGCTCGATTCGATGCTTCTTGCAGAGCGCCTCGAGTTCGATACGGGCTTTCTCGGCTCGCAGCTTCATTTCCCTTTGGACCGCTTCGCTCAGTTCCTTTTTCTTGCTGGCAAGGTCCGGTTCGGGTTCTCCGTTCGCGGGTTCCTCCTTGATCGCGTTCTCAAGCATAGGTCTTTTAGCCATTCGGCCACCCCCATAAGTCTAATCCGGCAAAAGCTTCCCTGCCGTGTTTCTCAAGCAACCGTTCGCACTCCTGTTTATACCACGGAACATGGTCTAGTTGAATGCTCCTGATGTTGTTCCCGGCGTACCACGCATCCGGCACGGGTTTCAGGTCTTCGCCGTGGGGCGGCTTCGTTGCCCAGTGATACTTCGTGTTGATGTCGGACACGGGATACCCCCACCTAAGCCGCTCCGTCATCATGTAATGCCGGTGCTTCCAGAGCATTCGATCCCATGCCGCCCACTGCAAATGAAAGCACCCTCCATCCTCACCGATCAGGGGAGCCAGCCTATCCTGACTTGATCCGTGCGGAGGCCGGGAGTGGTGATGGTATTGCTCGTCTCCCCTGGGCTTCCAGCAGAGTTTAGGCGTGTCCGAAAACCCAAGCGTAATCACGCCTCGCGTGTTGGGCGAGAAATGGCTCAGCCCCTTCCATGGCGCGACCATTGGGACGTCGATGCATTGCCCGGGAGCCAAGAGGCTAAACCAATCTCTCACGTTCGGCAGATGATTCGCCGTCAGCATTTCGTCAGCGTCGATGATGGCGTAGTGGCTTGCTCCACGGGCCATTTCGAATAGATACTGGCGGGCGTCCATCTCTTTCCAGTATTCATCATGCGGCCAGTAGTACGGCTTGATGCGCTTCGGGTACTCCTTCTGTAGCTGATTGATGAGGTCGCTTGTCCCGTCCGTGCTGTCGTCGTCCAGGATGTAAAGATCATCTACCCAGCGCAGCGCAGCACGGATGGTGCAGCCTAAGATCCAGCGTTCGTTCCGACAGAGCATCATCCCGCGAATCAACACTTGAAGTACTCCCGATACCATGCGATCGTCTTGACTAAGCCCTGCTCAAGCGTGTGCCCAGGATGCCACCCCAGCACCTCGCGGGCAACCGAAGCATCCGTCCATTGGTCCGTGATCTCGCCGTGGGTGTCCACTTCGTCAATGGGCTCAAGGTTGGATTTCATCAGACTCAGGATCGTGTGGACAACCTTGATAGTCTCGACGCCCACCCCGCCACCGACATTGAGCGGCCCGACATAATCGCTCCTGGCAAGCCGCAGATAGGCGTCCACGGCGTCGGCAATGTAGAGCCAGTCCCGGCGCATCTTCCCGCCGTTGCGGATAACGGGCCGCTCGCCTTTTAGGATCTTGCGGATCACGTTAGGCACCAGCGTAAAAAGCGATTCGCATTCAGGGCCGTAGAGGTTGACACACCTTGTAGTTGCGATGCCCATGCCGTAGGTGGATTGGTAAGTCTTGCAGAGCAGGTCCACCATGGCTTTCGAGGATTCGTAGGGACGGTCTGGAAGGAGCTGGCTGTCCTCACGGTAAGGCGGGGTGGCACGCCCGTAAGCTTTGTCGCTGGACGAACAGATAACCCTAGGCGTCTTCTGCCGCCTGCACGCATCCAGCAGATTCCACGTCCCACGCACGTTGGTTTCAAACGTCCCGACCGGATCGGCCTTGCCTACCGCGATCTCGGTTACCGCGCCCAGGTGAAACACCGTATCAATCCGGTGACGGTTAAGCAGCGAATCCCACTTGAAGTCCGCGAGATCCCCGTAAGCGTAGTGGTCGAAGATATCCTGATCCGTCTTGTGGTTCTGGTGGACAAGCGTGGTGATGGAGCAGCCTTCGGCCTTGAGCGCTCTGCTCAGGTGCAGACCTAGGAAGCCGCTTGCGCCGGTAATCAATACGTTTTTCACAGGATATCCCGCTCCACCAAAACCGTATCCCACCAGTTAAACCCCGCTTGATACCTCTCATCCCATTCATGCCGCACGATGCGATACCACTTTCCGAGATGCTCCATGGCGTTAGCTACAGCAAGGTTTCCAACCTTTTGCGGGGTGTGCTCGTGAAACGAGACGACTATCTGTTTTGAGATCGGGCCAGGCCATGCTTTCAAGATCGCCGTTTCCATCCCCTCGATATTCAGCTTGACGAGATCCCACTTGCTTACCTGAGCGGCTTCCATGACTTCCCGCATCGTCATGCATTCCACGTCAGGGTCACCGGGTTGACCGCCCTGCACGACGTTCCTAGCCTCGAGGTCATCGGTCATGCGCAGCTTGGCCTGGCGCGGATAGCCTGGAGAGGCTAAAGCTTTCTTGAGCAGCTTGCCGTATCCAGGGTCTTCCGTCTCTGGCGCAGGATCCATCATCACCACGGGATTCCCGCGCTTGTGGAAGTACTCCGAGAATCTAAAGCCTCTGCATCCCGCATCCAGCACCGAGCCCGTACCTACGGCATCCATCCACACGGAATGACTGTCCACCACCGTCAAGTCCTGCCCGTAGGTCTTCATGTAGCTATGCCATTCGGACAAGCCGACAGGCTTCAACCCCATTTGCTCGATCATCACCGAGAAGCAGGCCTCATCGGACCTGTGCCCAAGTACGCGAGGATCGAATGAAATCACTTCGCTCTTGTCACCGTCCGAGACAGGCACGGATTTCAGCACTCCATTCAGGTGAGCTTCCCCCGCTCCGGAGCACCAGAAAAGCTTTGTTTCCTTCGCAAGCTTCTCCCACGCCTCGTAGAACCGCTTGCCCACGGGATGCTCGAGGTCAAGGCCGATCATGCAGCCGCCGGCCAGCTTGAGCTTGAAGGCATACTCCCTATCCACTCCGAAATACTCAAGCGCCTTGTCGCTGATCCATTCACCGAGGGGCGTGATCCCCATAAGGAGCAAGCAACCGCGCTCCTCTACCATTTTCCAGAGCGGTTCAATGGAGGAGATCAAGCAGCATCCCGCGTCAAGCCACATGACATACCTATGGCCTTTGCGTTTGGCTTCTTGGACGGCATAGAATTTGAAGGCGTAATGAAGCTGTGAGTGTCCAGGCGACAGCGGGGGCCATGAGTTGCGCCAAATCATCCGCGTCTCGCCTGTGCCGTACTTGTCCAAGCTCAACTCAAGCCTGTCCGCGTGGTGCTTGTAGTACAGGCCCCGGCCTTGAGAGTAAGCACAGGACACGATTGCTCTACTCACTCAGCGCACCCAGCAGCCCAAGCGTTGCAGGTGTAGCACCACCACCTAAGTACCGAACCGCACATTCTCTGTTCCATCGCGTGTTCGTCACATCCGCAGCAGCGTTTCATGCCGTTGCCTCCTGCTCCTTAGCGGTCAACCCGAAAGGCTCATCATCCGACAGGATGAGCGTCACCGGCCTGAGCATCCTGTAGTACTCAGCGTACTTAAAAAGGGGCGCGATCAGGTCGTAGCGATAGTTCCCGCCCCCTCCGTGCATGGTGTCGCATTCCGCGTCATGCAGGACGATGAACTTAGCCTTGCCCTTCAAGCGCACGGCGAGATCCGCCCTCGCTTCACCGGGGGCACAGTCAATGAACGCCACGCTGTAACGCTCATGCACCGGCTTCCACGCCACCCAGCTCGACACGTAAGGCACGCCCATCTTGTTAGCCCACTCGCGGTCGGAGTCGTAGGATTCAAGCGGCCTGTGACGACAGAGGAGTCTAAGCATGGGCGTACTTCCCCAGCCGCACCCAAGCTCGAGAACCGGCCCCGCCGTCCTCGCCACGGCTGCGGCGAGTACGGGAAAGTGACTGAAGTACCCTAAGTCGTTATGCACGCGGCCACTCCCACTGATCCATCCCAGAGCCCTGCTTCGCCCCGAACACCCATACCCAAGCATCCCGATCTTTCGCGTTATGATCCAGGAACACTTTGAGATCCACCTTGCCGTCCTCGACGGGGCAGCCGTTCGCCACGCGAAGATTCACCACGCCACTGGACCACACCTTCAAGACAATTGCCGGAAGCTGGGGCAGATGGCCTCGGTCGTGGAAATCCACCAGCCGCTTATCCGGCCGGTAAATTACGACGTCGCCGACTTGTACCGCTCGTGGTACTGACACACGTCCTCCATGCGATTAGGGATGAGAAGCTCGAGGATGCGCTTGAAGCTCGACCAATTCTCAGGGTTGAATGCGGGGCGCACCGCGTGAACGTCGATGTATCCGTTCAGGCTGGCAAGATTCTTAGGCCAGCGCCCACGGTCAATCCTATCGACGTTGGTATCCCGCTCGATGAACTGGCAGAGGTCGGGGTAGAACCGGGAAGCCTTGATCCGGCTCATCCACAAAAACTCATCGAAATACCATTCGAGCATCGTGTCGCGCTCGGACGTCAAGTCGATGTCGAGATTCTTCTGGAACGTCGTGGCGATCTCGCCGGATGCTTCGTAACCCATGAACTCACGCCAAGCCGCTACAGTCGCACCGAAACCGAAGGTTGTAAGCCAACGGTATTGCCAAGCCGATGCGTTTCTGGCATGGCAAGGCTTCGACCAATCCACGTTAGAGAACCACGCGCCGTTGACCGGGAGAGCGTCTACGTCCATGGTCATGATGTAATCTTCCGGCTGGAAGCATTTCAGTTGCGGGGCGTGCTGCCTGGATGCTTGGGCTTGCACGCTCGTCCGATATGGCTCAGAGATCATCCCCACGTAATGCTTCTGCACTCCAAGACGGTCCAGCATATCCACCACGACGCGGCTAGACGGCGTATCCCAATGCTCCCGAGTCTGGGTCAGCATACACACGGGCTTGAACTCGGTACGCGACTGCCAGCACATAGCCGCGATTGGAGCCATGAATTCGTAGGCTTGCACTTGATTTGAGGAGAAGACGACGTAATGGGTCATGAATACGACCGCTCCCACTCATCCCGGTAGGAACGCGCCCACCCAGCCCAATCGGGCGCGAGCTTCTCGAACAGCGGATAAATCATGCGCCAGACGCGCCGGTCAGAAGCGTCTCGAGGCAGGTGCGCGTCAGCTTTGCCGATGAAGTCAAGCATGGCAAACGTGCTCGGCCAGTCACTCCGGTCGATGCGGTTGTCTGGCGGTGAAGGGCCACGCTCTACCAGCTCGTAGTCGTTAGGATGCTCAGCCATCCATTTCAGCACAAGCTCAGCTTGCGAGGCATCATCACTCCAGCGGCGCTCATCGTCCTCGGGAAGCTTACGGAGTTCCGCCACTCTTGAGCTTCCAGGGCAAAGAGGCGCAACCATGTAACGCATCGGATCATCGGGGACAGGGCATATCTTTCGGAACGCCGTAACAGACGCCCTGAATCCATGGGTCGCATGCCGCTTTCCCTGGTAGGCATCACCGTAAAAGCAAGTGATCGGCTTTGTAACAGGCCGGTCCCAGAACGCCCCATTGATAGGCCAGCAGTCCACGTCCGCAAGCAGTAGCGCATCGTCCGGATTAAAGAACGGATAGCAGTACCACCGAAGCAACTTGATCGCCATGCGGTCATTCTGCGGGTTGACTACGTTGAGGTCGCAAAGCCCTGAGCGTTTCAGGAACGTCAAGGACGGCGTTTCATGGGACGTGAAGATCGTAGGCCGATATCCAGTCCGGGTCGCCCACAGAATTGCCGTGAGTGGAGCTAAGAAAAGGTAGTCGGGGTGTACGTTCACGGCGATGATAACCCTGTTCATTTGGCGTTCTCGATATCATCGAATTCAGGATCTGGGTAGAATTCCTTCATCACCTCAAGAGCCTTGACCCGATCAAAACCAGCGCCTACATGGCGCACGACCTTATCTAGCGGCGTCTCCTGCGGAGCAACCGGCAGCGTCTTCATCACATCCGGATACTGGATGTCCCTGCGCCTCTGGTGGATCAAAGTCTGCGCCTTGACATGCGGCCATATTTCACGGTTAAGGTAATGCTGATCCGCACCGTGCTTGTCCATGTCGATCCCGGCGTAGGTGGACGTGGCGAAATGCTTCCACGTATCGACGTGGAACGAACTCATTCCACCCATCAAGCCGCTATGGGATTCGCTGTCTAGGAGCAAGTGGGTCTTCGCTCCGGCCGCGATTGCGGCCTCTACCATCTTGCGGTCACGGTGCATAGGGAGGGAATCAACGTCACGGCATACAACCCATTCAACCCTGGCATCCTTGAGCGGCTCAATCCTCCAGAGCATAGACCGGCACAGCGCCATGGATTCGCCCATGGGGATGAGCTTGAGCAGCCCAGCGCGTTGACACCTATCCAAGAGCGGCCAGCACTCCCTATCCTTCACGCGCTCATCGTGATGAATGCGAAGTTCCCAGCCGCCCCACACGACACGAAAGGCTCTGATTACCGTGGGGATGAAATTCGAGAAGAAAATCCCCTGCGACGTCCCGGCACGCGGGCTTTCATACCCGGAGCTTTGCGAACGAAACAAGGCGAGGCTGTAGATGTTGGTCATAGGACGGCCTTCAGCGCGGCTCGGCAAATGGCGAGAGGAACGGTGTCAGCATAGGCGTGCGCATGCCACCACGCCTCATTGTACTTAGCGCAGAATTGTACTACCCAAATCCCTTCCGACTGATTCCGCTCTTCAATGTGATCTAACTGGGCGCCATACGGCTCTTTACGCTTCCGAAGATACTCCACCACCTTCCACGCAGCAGCGATGTCGGTGGAGTATCCGGGGACCGGACATCTCCAGTCAAACCCGCCCAGTGATTGGCCGTACAAGTCATCGAAGTCTGAGGCGTCGTACTTCTTGCCCGTCCTCACCGAGGTCCACGCCATCACCTTCTCAGCCACGAGCGCATCCATCTCACGTCCGGCAGGCATGTCGTCGATGTTCACTCAGCCGCCCTCGCCAACACCAGCCGATCCCCAATCACCGTCGCCTTGTATCCATGCTTCTTGTCGGCCACTTCGATCAACGCCTCGTTATGGCCGTCTTCCGGCAGGATGAACACTCTCGGCCACGCGGCGTACATGACCTCTGTATGCCAGAGCATCCGATTCTTGCCGGTGACGTCGAGCGAGATCAAGTCATAAGGCCCGCTGAATTGGGTGAAGATGTCCTCGACGGTCACGGCCTTGACCCAGTAGCCCTCGAGCAGACAGACGAAATGAGAATCCTGCCCCAGGTCGCACGCGATGGACTTCAAGCCGTCACGCATGCGCTTGGCATCGTGGTTGGCGTGGACGGCTTCCCAGCCGGATTCAAGCAGCGCCTCAAGCGCATCCGACCATTCGCCCAGGGCCAAGACGCGGCCCTTGTCGAGCTTGAATTTCGACTGAACGAACGCGGATAGGCTCATATCGGAAGCGGCTCGGAGCCGGGGAAACCTTTCGACTTCTCAAGTTCGAACAGCGCCTTGTCCGTCAACCAATGATCGTTGCTGTTTTTCCTCTGGTAAGCCTGTTGCGGCTCGTGGCCCCAGCTCCAATGCCGGTGATATTGCATCAAGTCGGGACGCATCCAAAGCGCATTCTGTTTCCCGGCTACTTCGTAGAGGCTCTCATCCCCGTAGAAGTGAAAGAAACGAGAGTCCACGGGCCCATTGCCCTGATAGGCCCGCCTGATCCACTCAGCCCCTAACCACGGCGAGCCGCAGATACGCGCCGCCGCAGGCTTACCGCTCCGGTCCATCCCCTGCCTGTCCCCGCAAGGTTGCATGACCCCGAAAAGATCGGGAAAGTGCTCGATGAATTCGTTGCTGATCTCCTGGCACGTCTTCTTCGGATCCGGCTCGATATCGTCGGCTGCGAAGATGACGATTTGCGCCTGCTCCTGACCGTTCACCAGCATCTTCGCCATCCAGTTGCAGGCGTTCCAGTAGCCCTCATACGGCCCTCGCCATTCGTGGTAAGCTCCGGAATCGCCTTGCGTGCCGGTGTTGAAGTACACGCCCGCCTGATAGCCCATCGCCTTCCACTTCTCGACGGCTGCGGCTGCTCGGGTGGGATAGGCGCTTGGGAACACGACGAACGTTTTACAGGCTCTCATTCAATCCTCACTTTGTGGAAGCGGAAGCCTTGACCAAAGCGCCAGCAATCCAAATCAGAGAGAACGCCTCCCAGAATCCGATTTCAGTAAGGTGGAAGATTTCCGGCATGGCGCAATTCCACGCCCACTTGAGCGGGAATGCACCCACAAAGCAGCCCAGCGTAAGTATGACGATAACGAGTGCCGTTCCACTGATCACATTAGCGAACAACTTAAAGAGTTTTTCCATGTCAAATCTCCTTCGTCTTATGCGTCAGATACCAATCAATCGTTTTCTTCAAGCCCTTGGCGAGCGGCGTTGTCGCCTTCCATCCCAGATACTTGCTCGCCCGCGACGTGTCCAGGCATCGCCTAGGCTGGCCATCAGGCTTCGTCTTATCGAACGTCAGCGTTCCTTTCCAGTCCATGAGATCCGCAATCATCCACGCGAGATCCATGATGGATACTTCCACGCCTGAGCCCAGGTTGATCGGGCAATCGCTGTCGTAGGTTTCAAGAGCCGCAACGATCGCTTGGGCTGCATCGTCCACGTACACGAAATCACGGGTAGGCTTGCCGCTGCCCCAGAGCACTACGCTGTTCTTATTCTTCGCAAACTTACGGATTAATGCCGGAATGACGTGGCTGCGGTCAGGCTCGAAATGATCTCCCGGGCCGTAGAGGTTGGTGGGTATCAGCGTCAACGCGTTCATGCCATATTGTTCGTGGTAAGCTCGCGCACCCACGAGCAGCGCAGCCTTGGCGATCCCATACGGTGCGTTCGTGTCCTCCGGATAACCCTTGAATAAATCGTCTTCCTTGAACGGCACGGAGCAATGTTTCGGGTAGGAACAGGTAGTACCTATGGACACCACCTTCTGAATCCCAAGGCCGTACGCCACAGCCAACACGTTCATGCCCATCATGAGGTTTTCGTGCCAGAAGGATGCGGGACTCTCCCGGTTTGCTCCGATGCCGCCGCACTTGGCAGCCATGTGGATGATCGCTTCCGGCTTTGCTTTGGCGACACACTCGAACAGACGTGCCGAGTTAAGAACGTTGCAGAAGTCTTTCGAGAAGAACATGGGCGAGTGATTGGCGTTCTCAAGCGCGGCGTAGACGTGCTTGCCCAGGAAGCCTTCAGCGCCGGTCAGGAAGACGCGCATCAAATGCCAAGCCCCCTAGATTCGTAGTAGAAGCCGTCACCCTGACGGATCAGATTGAAGCATATAGAGCATTTCTCAGAGACGATCGCCGTAAGCCATTTGAAGTCACGCATTAGCTATTCCTTTTCCTTCGGGTACGGGGTATCACAATTCCTCTCACACGCATACTCAAGGTAGTAGCTGTCCTCCCTCGAATAATCTCCAAACTCAGCGTGAAGCCTGCCTCCGCACTCACAGATAGACGGAAATCCTCTCCAACACCTACCGCAGGGATCGGTCTCATCGTGGTCGATCAGTTCCATTACGGAGTCCACCTCACGGGGTATCTATCGTTTCTAAAAAAGAAGTGGTGCCACAAGTCACACACGTAAGAATCAAGGTGCAATGAGCATCGCCCCGTAGGCGTATGCAAGCACCCATGACAATTGTCGCGTGAAATGTAACGACGTCCACGCGGAGGCTTACCGGCGTTCTCAGCGTAGGCTTTAGCGAACACGGATTTTAGGCCAGCTTCAAGCATCCTCTTCACTCGCCTTGATTATTAAGATCACAACAAGGTCCACCGCAAGCGCAATGACGCAGGTGGTGAAGATATGGTAGAGCTTATTCATCAAACCCTTCTCGCATCCTTCTCGGCATCGCCGTCATACATGATGTCGCCCGGCCCAAGGCTATAAGGCGCGCTTTGCTTTCGCCGCTTCCTTCGCTTCGATCTGCTTGTACTCGCGGCTCGCTTGATGGTGGAGGATGATTTCTTTCGCATCGGGATACATGCTCCTGTGATCGTCGTGGATGAAACACCATTCAACGGGCAACCGCTTGAACGCAATCGGATTAGGCTTGCTGAAATACTCGGCAAGCGAACGCTGCTCAGGGGTGAAGGTGTGCTTGTACTTCGGGGTCAGCTTTGACCACTCATCCACGAACCCACGCACGCGGTCATTGTTGGCGAAGTAACAGCTCCCGGTAAGTAGTTCGGGCTCGCTGGTAGGATATCGCTTCCACTCGACGGCAGCGAAGTCGCAGCCGCGCATCACTTCCCAATCAGGCATGCGGATGAATTCGCTGTCGGCATCGGTGTAGAACAGTCCGTCATAGCCGTCCAGATGGTTCAGCATTTCACCGATCCAAGCTGGCTTGCGGCTTACGGCTTCGTTCCATGTGCTGCACCCCAACACCTTCTCAAGCGTGTAGCTGCTGATCTTGAGCCGGTCCAGGCTGGTAGCCAGGCGTGAAGCCTGATTCCGGTAGAAGTCGTTGGTGTAGAAGGCGGCGATGAGGACGTTGAGAGGTTTGCTCACTTGCTCTCTTTAATCTCCACATATTTATCGAACAATAGATACTCGCCCTCTCTCCAGACTCGCTCAAGATAGCCTACGTGCTTCACAGCACTTCCTCCCACCGCTTCTTAGGCCAGCATTCAAGGGCGCTTTCGAAGTCCGGGTTGATGAGGTTCACCACGGTACGATTTCGAGTGTGCAACGCAGCCCAGTGGGTAGCATCGGAGGCATACTCTTTATCCTGGCCTTCCGGCATTTTCCAAAGCTCAGGATACAAATTGTGATAGTTCGCGTCTGCCTTCGTGCGACGGCAGTCGATGCCTAAAAGATGAATTGGGTTTGCGTCTAGGATGGTGCAGATATTCAAAGCCCCGATGAAGCTGTTGCTGGAAAGACTTAACCCTTCCTCAAAGGATCGACTCCAAATCTTAGTTCTACATTTCCGTTCGATGATGTGCAGGTCCACGTCAACCGCAAGAGCCTTGGCTTTGTAGGACTCGTCCAAGCAATGAAAGACCTTTGTCCCTCGAAACTCGGAGAAGGCTTTCTTGAGATCCGCTTTCTGCGCAATCAGTTCCTCCAGAACTCTCAGGTCTTCGGTGAAGAAGATATCCGCCCACGGCACGCTCAAGAATGCCATGTTGATGACTAGGATATTCCGCCTGGACTTGAGGAGATTCCAGTCGAAGGTCTTAAGCGAAGGTCCACCGCCCACGATATAGCACGCTTGGTTTGCCCAAGCGCCTTCCTTCAGCATCCGTCTCCCCCTGCCGTTTTATGCGCGTTAGATGCCGGGATACTACCTTATGAATCGTAAAAGTGCAATTATAAAACGTCACTTACGGGCTGCGGGTTTCGGCTGGGCCTTCTCCTTCGCTACGATCTGCTCCTGCTTTGCCGCGTTGTCGTTCTCGGCCATGGCAAAGTCCTGGCCTTGCTGGAACTCTAGCACTTCATCATCGGGCCCGGCAACGGAAAAGCCGGTCTTGTCGGCAAGCTCTTTCAGCACGATGGGGAAGCCCATCTGCTGCAAGCCCTGGCCGACTTGGACGGCGATCAGCGGATCTTCGCGCTTTTGCTGTTCGCTCGAGAACTTCGGGCGCTTTGCCTCGGAGAGCGTAAGCTTCATGAGGTTGGCGCGATTCAAGGGTTGCTTCAAAAACCAGCCGATCAAGTCGCGGTCTACGTCGTCGTCACGCTCCTCGCGCTCGTCCTGATAGAACGCTTCCGACGAATCGCTTTCGGTTTCACTAGCAGCTTTGGCACCGCTCTTGTCAGTCGCGTGTCCACTGGGACGAATCGAACCATTGCAAAGCCGCTCAACCGCTTCATCCCAGTAACTCACGAATTCCATGCCGATATTGTGGCCGCCCCCGGTCGTCTCCTGCACTTCCACTTCATCGCCGTCGTTCAACACGGCGATATGTTCGCTCCGCATGTTGCGCATCAGCGTCTTCGCGCCGTCTTTCAGGTCTTCGTTCGTCTTGCTGGTGGAGGCGTTGCGCAAGCTGTCGAGCTTGAAGATCCAGATGCCGTTAGCCCAGCGGTCGATGCCCTGGGCGATCTTCTCGATCGTGACGCTCTTCATGTAATGCGCGTAGTAGATTGACTCAAGCCACCCGCGCCCGTAGCCGATCCGGTCTTCCGTGTTGTAGAAGACGGATTCGATAAGCGCCATGCGGAATTCAGGGGAGACGTCTTCCCATTGCGTAGTGACCGAATTGTAAAAGCTGAGATGCGTGCTGCGAGTCGGTCGCTTCGGATTGGTCTTCCAGTCCTCTTCGGCCACCCAATGAAAGCGCCTGCGGTCCACGTCCTTGATGAACGTCGGGACGATCCAATCCATCTCTGGCAGGCCGTCAAGCGAAATGCTCTTGCGCTCGCTTTCGATGAATCCGTAGCGTCTGCCCAGGAATGCAGCTTCGCTCTGGATCCTGCGCCACGAATTGAATTGCCTGATCTGGCCTACGGCATCCTCGACGATGCCCGCCAGTTGCTTGTCTTTATCGTCCTTGGATTTCTTGGGTGCAGAGACGTGCCAAGGTTTCACCACGCCTCGGGCGTGCCGATCAAAGCTGGACAGGAAGCCTACGTCGTTGCGGACGGTTTCCCAGATGTCGCCGGGCTTCTCGAGGGTGAATGACGGATCGAATACCCAGGAGGAGCGGTAGCTTGAGGACAGCGCATAATCGTAAATTAGATCGCCGGTCGGCCTGCGGTAGAGGGGTTGGACTGCGGCCACCTGTTTCCCCTAAGTTGCTCTAGGAATAGTACGCCGCTCGAAACCGGATGTCAAGCCTAGAGCCCCATCCCGGCCCGCCACTCATCGGCTGGCGAGGTGATCTCGTCTTGGTTGCGGGCCATGCCGTCGTCGGGAGTGGCGCGGGCAAGCTCGGGTTTCGCTTCCGGGGGCTTGATGGGTGCTACCTTGCCCGCGATGGACACGCCATAGGCGACAGCATCGCAGACGTCATCATGCGCGGCATTTGGGAACGTGGTGAGTTCTTGGACGCACACGCCAAGCCACGGCGCGTAGGTGGGGGCGTAAAAGCGCCCATCGGCCATGAGGGGCGTAGCGGACAGCACGCGGGAAGTCTTGTCCTTGTCGATCTTGTAGATGCAATCGTCTTTCTGTCCGATCTCGCGGATAGGCAAGCCTTCGCGCCTCGCGTACTGAGAAATCATCTTCTGGAATGCGATCGTCTCGACTCCGATGACGGCGAATTTCCAATGCCGGTGTAGGCCGTGAAGCTTGGCGATGATCTCCGGGCCTTCCATGCGTTCGCGGATCATGTCGAGCATGAGCAGGATGGGCCCGCGCTCCGTGGCGAAGATGGCCCACGCGATCATGACCGTGTAATCCGGATCGTTCATATCCTCCAGGTCTTTTTCGGTGATGGCCGGATCGACCGTGGCGAACCGGATGCACGTCATGGGGTCGATCTTGTAGACGCCGATATCCAAGCGCCCGTCTTTCAAGGTCGTATAGTGCTTGATCCACTTGCGCAGGATCAAGCCGCCCTCGAGGGGTGCGGGCTCCTGTTGAAGTTGACCTGCCACGCCGTAGGGCCCGAGTTGTTTCTTCAGTTCGTCTACGCGCTCACGCGGATATAGATTTGGGATGAGCAGCTCGCCCTGCCGGGTACGTGGATCCTGATAGCCCTTGTAGCCGCTCGGATTTTTCTGCCCCGTGTACTCCATGGGAATCTTGAGGTGGACTGCTTCGCGGCCTTCTTGCAAGTACAGGCCGGTTGCGTCCAGCTCGTGGAGCCGCTGCATAATAACCACTTCAGCCGCGCCGGGGACGGGGTCAAGCCGTGACGGCCAGGTGAGTTTCAACCATTCGGTAGTCGTGTCGCGCTTGATGTCGCTGATCGCGCCTTTCGGGTCGTGCGGATCGTCCAGTACGAGATACTTTCCGCCATAGCCCGTCACGCTGCCGCCCGTGCTCGTGGCGTACATATGCCCGCCCTTGTCGTTGGCGAACAGATGCTTGAGATTGAGCGACGTGGACAGCTTGAAGCTGCTCCCCCATCGCTTCTGGTACCACTCGCTGAGCATCACGTTGTCGCGTCTGCGGACGCTCATCAGGAATGCGAGTTGCTCGGTATAGCTGGCGAACATGAAACGCACACTTGGATCCCGGGTCCAGATCCAGCACGGCCAGAAGATGCTTACGAGCGAAGACTTGCCGGTACGCGGAGGAACGTTGACGACGAGGCGTTTGATTTCGCCTTCGGTGACGGCTTGTAGGTGTTCGCAGATCGCGCCGATATGCCAGGACTCATCGAACGGCGTGTTGAACTCGATCAGCTTCCATGATTGACGGACGAACTCGATGAGCGAGCGCCTGCACTTCTCAGTTTGAATCGCCTCCCACTGGCGATCCCATTCGCTGCTTGAGTTTGGCAAGGACAGATTCATACTCGTTCAATTCTGGCGTGGGGATGGATGAGAAGTCAAATTTAGTTTCGATCTGGATGGGCCTGCCACCCGGGCCCGTGACGTTGTGCTGCTGGGGGAGGAGTTTGGAGAAGAGTTTGTAGAATTCGGTGGGCTCCCGTTTGGCCCACGCGATGAGGGCCGGGACGCCGCCGATGCCGTCGAAGGCGAGTTCGAGGGCTTCCTTGACGAGGGCGGTGGATTTGTTGGGGGTGCCTTTCTTTCGCCCACCGTATCGAATACCCATGGCTATCTAAAGCTACTTTAGCTTTTTTCCTCGCTTTTTGTCATCTTGAAATCGACAAACGGATTACTTTTGTTCTCAGGGTTGCCGACAACGTAAGAGCCGGGAATCAATTCCAACTCCGGTTTAAGCTTTGCGTTTTTGAGTTTATGGCAAGCGGGGCACGGAACGCATGCAGGAAACTCCTCGTTATACTGGCGATGCTTGACGCGAACGTAGAGCATGCCTGAGTCGGAACACTTTTTGCATTTCTCCTTTTCGGCTCTTCGGTCTTCATAGAGCATATCGCGCACGATGAAAAAATCCTTTGGCATGGGTTTCTTCATCGGATTCAAACGGAGAGTAAGACGTTGACACACTTCCTCGAATTCAACAGCATCCCAACCCGGGATAGCCTCGAACAGGGCATCAGTGTAAGCCTTGGCCTGCTGTGCTTCCTCTTGTGTTTTTGGCATTGAGTAGAACGCCAAGATGCGCTCGAGAGATCCGATGAATTGCTCTCGAGTTAAGCCGATGCTGGAACGAATGTCGCTCACTTTAGATCCTTGCCTTCCAGGAAAGCCTTTTTCCAATCCGGGATTTTTGGCGTGCCGTTGCGCTCATGGGGGAAGAAATGATCCTGAATTTCAATGACCTGCTTTCCCATGCTCCATGGGTCTGAAAGGATTTCCATTACCCGTTCTACGGAGCTTCTGGCGATCCAAGCCGAGACGTAGCTATCCACCGTATCCGGCTTCCCGGGTATCTTCGCCTTCACAATTAGGGATTTTACGTCCGATGGGGGAAAGGGCTCCCCCAAAGCCCCCTCCAGGGGGGGGTGGGCGCCCCCCCCGGGGAGGGAAGGGAAGGGAAGGGGAGGGGAGGGGAGGGTAGTGCGTGAAGCACGCGTGATTACATCGTGATTCACGCGTGACTCACGCGTGATCTCGTTGTCGCTCTTCCGTGAATCACGTTCGCGCTTCTTTTTCCAGCGATCCCGCCATTGTTCGCGCTTCTCGATGACGTTCCCCTGATGTTCAATCCATGCGTGGATCTCTCCTTTTTCAAGGAATCCGACTTTTGAGAGCGCTGAGCAGAAAAATTTTCTATTGCCTTTCCATCCTGCGGCTCTGGCGATATCCGCTTCGGTCCAACCGGAAATATCCCCGAGGGGAGATTGCAACATGACTCGACACCAGAGGAATAAAACGTGCCCGGCTGCGAGCGGCTCAGATATCTTGAGGGCCTCCGCGAGCGCCCAGAGCTTGCGATGATCTGGAAAGGCCGGGTCGATCATGACTTTCATGTGTTAGCCGCCTTCGAACATCCCGACGACTTTGATACCGTTCTTTTCGAAGTAAGCCCTGTTTCTGATATCAGCTTCGTATAAGGCGAGAGCGCCGCATTCTTACGAACATCTCAAATCCTCCAGCGTCACGTCCCGTTCGCTGAGCGTCCAAACCTTTCTCTGCCCTCGCGGGCCGCGTTTGGCCCAGGCGTGCAGCTTGAGGGCGTTGCCGGCGAGCAGCCATACGGTGAGAGCCCCGGAGCACTTCTCGCGGGCTTTCTGGATGCGGGCTGAGGCGTTCGGTTGCGTCGTCGTCTGGATGCCGATGACGCCCCGACCTTTCGGATCCACGCTCAAGGCGTCGATCCACCCGAAAAGATCCTGGCGGATGCGGGCGTGCGGATTCCATTTTTCGACGACGGCGGCGATGCGGCCAAGCTCGCGTTCGTGCTTCAAGGTGCGTTGGGTGGGGGTCACAGCCGAATCTCCTCTCTCCGCAAAACCTTTCATCCCCTACTCAGGACGCCCGGGGCGTGACGTGGAATCAGCGCAAGGGGCGCACCCTGAGCGGGGAATGGAAGATTTTACACGGCTGACTCCACGCCACAACCATACCCCTAAAACGGCACGTCGTCAACCATTTCGGTTTTCTTCGGCGTCTCAAAGCTTTCGTATCTCGTCACCCGGCTGTATTTGCCTTCCATGCGAATTGCGATCCGCTTGGGGGTTTTCAGGGAATCTGAAAGCGCAAGCGCTGCATCCACGGTGCTGGGCATGGGTTTGTCCGAACGCTCTTTCCACCACGTAGCAGCCTTGGCGCGGGCAAAGCCGGCGTGCTCGAAACAAATCCATTCGCTAATGCCGTACAGATTGCCGATGTCGTAGACGACCCTGAGCGTAGGCTTCGCGTTCGGATCGCCTTTCTTGAAGTGCTTGAAGTAGCTTACGTCCTGCACGTCAAAGACTTCCTCGCCCGTCATGGCGTCAGATGCATGGGCTGATTTGGAATGCCTCGCCATGTCACGCTCGAACGTATGGCCGCACACGGGGCAGGCTCCGCATCCGGCAGGCAGGGTTTCTTGACAGTCGGGGCATTCCTTGAACGGCGCTTTGCCTTCGGACATCAAGAGCTTCCGGGTCTGCATGTTGATATGGTCGATCGGGCCGTGGCGCAGCGCGTTGCCTCCGAAGTCGAGGATCAGGCAGTCCTTCTTGCCGGGAGCAAGCCTCGAGCCACGCCCTACCATTTGAGTCCACAAACCGGGAGACATCGTGGGCCGCATGACGGCTACGCAATCCACGCCGGGGGCGTCGAAGCCGGTCGTGAGCACGTCCACGTTGACCAGATACCGCACCTTGCCGTCCCGGAAGTCCTTGATCGTCCTGGCGCGTTCGTCGGATGGCGTGTCACCTAGGACAAGCCGGGTTTCCCCGAGATCCTTCAGGATGCTTGCCACGAGCTTCGCGTGCTCTACTCCGCAGGAGAACACCAACACGCTCTTGCGGTCTGAATAGGTACGCTCTCCGAGTTCGATGCACGCCATGGCTACTTTGTCGCTGTCCGCTACGGCGGCTTGGAGTTCGTCGGTGACGAATTCACCGGCCCTGACACTCACTTTCGATACATCGATCTTCTCGCGGCAGGATTTTGACCTGAGCGGGGACAGCCAGCCGTCTCGGATCAACTCGCGAACGCCGATCTCGTAGCACACTTGGTTGAGCAGGCTGTCGGGATTGCAGAGCCAGCCTGAACCCGTGCGGTATGGGGTGGCGGTCATGCCGATCAAGCGCACGGACGGATTGATTTCTCGACAGGCTTTCAGGTAGGTCTGGTACATGCCCTCGCCGTCCTCGGGGATGCGGTGGGCTTCATCTACGATGATGAGATCCACCTTGCCGAATTCCTCGGGACGCTTGTAGATGGATTGGATACCGCCGACTGTTACTTGCGCGTCCACGTCACGCGAACCCAACCCGGCTGAATAAACTCCGATCCTCATGCCTGGTAGGAGCGTGTCGATATGCCGGTAGTTTTGTTCTACCAGTTCCTTCACATGGGTTGCGATCATGACGCGGCCGCGCCACGCCACAGCATCTTTACATAGCTTTGCGATGACGGGAGATTTACCGCCACCCGTGGGGATCACCACGCAGGGATTGTCTTCTCGCGTCCGAATGTGATTCCAGACGCTAACCACGGCGGCTTGCTGATACCTGCGGAGCTCCACGTTTACAGCCCAAGCATATCCCAGAGCATGATGAGAATGATGAGCGATCGAAGGATAGCTTTCATGGTCCATTCCTCCCTAGACAACCACCTCTTGCTCTTGCGAGGTGGCTGGAGTAGGGAGGAATAGTTACTTTTTCACCCAAGGGGCCGAATCCGCACCGGCCGTCACCGGGTTCTTGTTGGGCTTGGCGTGGGCCTTCACGGTGTCAGCGTCCTTCTTGTAATACGCCTTGACATCGTTGTACTTCCTGCCCTCGTAGTCCCGGGTATCCACGCGGACCACCATGGGCAGGTTGTGGAGTTGGGTGGAGTCCTTGGGCACCAAGACGCCCACGGCGCGGCAGATAGAGGAAAGCTGTCCCCGGGCGATCTGGACGGCCTTGTCGGATGGGTTCTTGAGGTTCAGGCGATCCCAGAGGATCGCGCCCTGGTGGGGGCCTGACAGGACCGCCAGTTGCATCTCGAGGTATTCGCCTGTGCCCGCTGAAGTGGGCTTCATCTCTGAAGCCACGATCATCGCCTCGTACCGGCCTGCGGGGATCGCCTCAAAATCTTTGTTAGGCTCGACTTGGTTTGCGTCGAAATTGCCGAGGTCTGCCATAGCCTACCCTTTCTGGTTGTAGAAGTTGGAAATATACCCCATGACGAGATCCCATGAACCTTCTTTCGGAAGCGGGATTTCAGCCGGGATGTCATAGCGGTTCTTGGCGACGGCCCCCGGGGTCCATGCCGTGCGCATGATGCGCTCCCCGCCGTCCGCGCCGACTGCTACGCCGATTTTCTTCTCTCCCAGCCCCGCGCCTTCCGTCCGAACGGCCATGCGACGGGTGAGGAAGAACGTGGCATCCACCCACTTCCGGAACAGCTCTCCGGAAGTCTTGGTATGCAACGCCGGAGCGTGCTGCTCGACGGTTGGGTTTTCCGGATCCCCGAGACGCTCGCGCCTTGCGTGGGCCACGAGGAGGATGCACATACCCCGCGAATGGCACTTGTTGAGCAGGTCGAGAATCTCAAGCCATTCACGCAAGGCGATCTTCTCGCCACGGTCGAAGCCTGGGTAGGTGATGACCGGCCATTTGTTGTTCTGGCATACCCGCTTGTAGATCAGGGCCTCGATGGCGGAAAGGTTGTCGATGGCTACGGTGGCGAAGTCGTGCTTGCTCGTCGCCACGCGACGAAGTTGCGAGATGAAATCCTCATAGGTGTCCGAGACGGGAAGCCGCGCCGGGCCGATCTGCTCGAGGCCCTTGTCAAGCCCGGCCTGGAGGAAGATCGGGTTAGGAGCCTGAGCGCAGAAGCTCGACTTGCCTACGCCGTCGATGCCGTAGACCATGATCTTCGGCGGCTCAAAGACTTTGCCTCGGATGACATCCGAGAAGCCTTCCTGTACGGGCTCGGATTGCCGTTCCCCCGCCACATTCCCCAGGGCCGACGCTACATCACTCACGAACGACGACGGGGGAGACGCCCCCGAAATCCCGGTGTGGTCAACCACAGCCTTTACTGCCTTTGCCATATTCGGCCTCCTTTCTTCTCTCAGTGTATCTCGATAGTGTGTCTAGTTAGGTCACGCTGATCCAAGTCCTAATACCCACCCAGCCGATAGGAGAGAAAGGGACAAGGTGTTAGAATGCTTCTACAAGATCGCAAGAAAGGCAGATCCACCAGTCCCATACCGGGTGGGTGTGGCTCTCGGGTTGGCCCGGCAAAGCCCGGTTCGCCTGCGCATAACATCCGCTGCTCGGCGTCACTTGTTTACCCATCTTGTCACACACCGCCTCGACATACGGCGGGCAGCGATGCATGTAACCTTTACACTTCGGGCACTCTTTTGGATATTCATTCATGGTAGTATTCCCGCCTGCGCTCCTGCTTGTCCTCCTCGCGGCGTTCCTTGGCTTCCCGGAACATCTCCTCCCGGGTCAAATACCCCGTGGAGTCGCAGAGATCGCAGGGGGGCTCCCCATGGCAGTAGTAGCAGGGGATCTCATCTGCGCTGTCAGGGTCAAGCTTGGGTTCCGGGTGCATCTTGCAATTCCTCCCTAAGCGCGTCGTAGCACGGAACGCAGTAGCCGTGTGAAGTCATGCCGTTCGCCGGATCGTCGTGGGCTACCGGCCTGGATGGGAGCTGCGCGCCGCAGCGGCAGCAGATTGAGAAGAGGATGCCTTGGAGGGCAGTGATGCTCATGCTTTTGACGCCAGCTTCTTGATGTAGTACCGACGCATCCGGACAGAGTTGGCGCACTTCTCAGAGCAGTAAAGGCCCCATGGCTTCTTGGGCCGGAACTTTTTTCCACACCGATCATTCGCGCAAATCATTTGCTTGATCCCTCGCAATCTATATGCCATAGTAAAGCGTGGAATGCAAGCCAAAAGCGTAGACTGGTCAGGCTTGACTTACATTTATGCCATACAAATATTGTCAAGGTGACAATTTACGGCACTCGGGCAGGCCGATTCCTTGCCTCAATCGCGGTATTCTATATGGCATAAGACTTGCTTGATATACAGCGCGATGAAGAAGACGACCGAAGACCGGGGCTGTGGGGCGTCGAGCACCCCTGCGGCTGGCGAGGCTAATGCCTGCCCGGGGCTGGTGCCGTGCGGAATGTGCGGTCATGAGTAACCGAGATCAGGGTGTGGGGCCTCGGCGCAGCAGTACGTCCCCAATCGGAGAACGGCTCGTAATCCGCTCCATGCGGCCAGCGGCAGAGGCGCTCTTCGCCTCGCGTCTCCTGGCGACTCCGGTAGACGGCGACTGGCGGGGATGCGCGAGCTATCGCCTGCCTGAGATCCCCGCGACCGGCGACGTGCGGATCGAGATCCCGCCGTGCAGCGGGCGCAACGATCATACGATCCTGCGCCTGGATGGCGTGTGGTATGAGTGGTGGCCGGGGTTCGAGCCGCGCCCGATGCGGGAGCGGTCCTTGGCCGATCACGGGCTGTAGTCCCAGAAGATTCAGAATTGAGATTCGAGGAACGGAGGAAGAATATGGCCGCGACGATGGTCGAGAGCCCCGGAAAGGGGACTGGTCCCTGCGTCGAGTGCAAGCATGATGACTGCGCCGAGTACCGCCGGGACGCGGCGAGCCTCTGCGCGATCTGCAAGAAGCCCATCGGCTACGACACGCGATACTTTATGGACCCCACCGGAAAGCCCGGGGAGTTCCGCAGGACGCACATGATCTGCCGCGTCCGCGAGATCGAGCAGGCGAGGACGTCTCACCTGTGAAGTACATCATCGCCAAGGCGAGTACGGGGCTCCCGCTCTTCTGGGGACGTGACGGGTGGGTGTCAAACAGCTATTGGGCCAGCCGCTACGAGACGAAGGAGGCCGCCGAGAAGGCCATCAAGATTCTCGGACTGGAGACGGAGCGGGAGATTCGGGTAGAGGAGCGGGAGTCCTAGAAGACTCGAAAGGCGAAGCGATGAACCGCGAATTTCTGGGCGTACTGGAATGGCTCGAACTACACGACAACTCCCCCACTCCCGGCATGTGGGGGATGGCGTCTACTTGGAGCGATCAGGACGCCCTGGACTTCCGCGGGCTCCTGGACGGGCTCCTCGCGCTACGCGGGGTGGACTTCTCGGAATGGCGCTGGGTGGACCGGCGCGGCCCAATGGGATACATCGGATACGCCGTTGAAGACGAGACCGGCTACGTGGCCGGGATCTCACTCGGGACCGCCAGGATGGTCCTCCCTTGGCAGGGGCGCGCGGAGCTTCGCCTGACACCAATCGATGAATTGACGGATGCGCTCGAGGCGTTGGTGGGTGCGTGGCCCACCGTAGCGGAGCCGCACGCTCTGACCAATGCCTTCGCGATGCTCAAGAGACTGGGAAGAAAGATCCAAGCGCAGAAGGAGGATTAGATGATGCGCAGACTTTGGGTTCTCGGGGCGGCCGACCCCGAGATGGCGGCGATAGCCGCCATTCTCTCCGACGCCGGAGAGACCGCCGTCTGGGCGACGTGGCACGGTGCCCCTGTAGCGCCGTCCAAGGCGTATGAGTGCGACCCGGTTCCCGCCGGTACGCACTGGGTGGAGTGTGCCCCGGCGGGAGGTCGCCTGCCGGGGGCGGTGGTCATCGACCACCATAGGGCCGGGGATCCTGGGTTCGGGCTGGACCCCTCGAGTTACCTCGAGGCGTCGAGCCTGGGTCAGGTCGCCGCTGTACTGGCGGCGGTGGGAGTCAGCCCCAACGGCTGGGAAGACGTCGGGCTTCCCGGCTCGAAGTATTTACCCGCTCCGCGAGTCGGGTGGACGGAGAGCACGAGCTTCAACTCGTGCAAACTCCTCGGTATCGCTTCGGGGGAGACCGCAACGGTCTCGCTCGGCGAGACCCTCTCCCCGGATGAGCGGGGATCGAGGGAGTCCTTCGCCTGCGTGACGGTGGTGAGGACGCGGCTGCTGCCGCCGGAGTCGTTCCGGCTCACCGCGGCCGGAGACCACTGCCCAGGCGCGGCCTACGCGGGGCGTTGCCCCGGCGTGGACCCGGAGCGCCTCATGGCGCACCGGGCGACCGCGACGGCGGCCTACCGGAAGATGACGGTGGAAGCCGTCATTGCAGAGGTCGTCGCCGCGATGGCGATGATCCGGGCCGCCCAGAGGATCTTCCTCGGTGGCGCGGAGGTCGCTGACCTCCGGCCCGGCACGGTGCCGGGACTCCCTGAGGCGTCCTTGCGACTGGGGGTATGCGTCATCTACGAGATGGTGGAGAGGGATGGCCGAAGGAAAGTCGGCCTCCTCGGGGCGGGTGAGGGAACGCCTGCGGGTCCGGCCCCCGCGGCCGAGTTCATCTCCGTGTGGGGCCCGGCCCAGGGCCTCACCGGACTCTACGGCGACCCAGTGAGAGGGTTCGCCGGAGGATACCGTTGATCTCACTCCTCCCAAGGGCTGGCAAGGGTATAGGGAGCGGATTGGGGCTCGGCGGCAGACTTAGAAGACTCGTTTGGTGAAGCTATGATTTGCGACGGTTGCAACGT